CTAAATCTGATGGAGCGCTCAGTACAACAGGATGTGTTTCCGCTGCAGAACGTGGCATTCTATCTGGATGCTTGGGATGAAACCGCTAAGACCATTACTAACGTCACTCTTATCTCGAATAATAACCCTAGTGATACCGGCGAGATCGTGCTGTTCACTGCGACCGTCACAGGGACTGGAGGTCCGCCCACGGGCACCGTGACCTTCAGGGATGGTGGAAGTCCGATCGGCTCTGGAACACTGGCCGCGGGCGTGGCTACATTCAGTACAACGGCACTCAGTGATGGAACACACAGTATAACAGCGTTCTACTCGGGAGATGTTACCTTCGCTCAAAGCGGCTCGGCCGCGCTGGCCCAGGTCGTAGTGGGGACTGCTCCACCGCCCGGACCTAATCCATATCAGTTCTCTTCGTTCGCGATGTGATAGATGGCCTTTGGCGATCTCAAAGCTGGTGGTACGGGCGCCTCGAGCGGGGCCAGTATCCTCGCGAGTAACGCCATTACCCTGAACACCGCGACTACTGTGGCGGTGGGTGATCTTGTTGTGGCCTTGATGGCCCAGCAGACTGCTTTGACAGCCTCCGGTTGCACTGACAATCTTGGTAACACCTATACTGCGCAGAACGCGGGAACCCTCAGCGGGGTGATCTCGGGTAGGCTGTTCTATTCTCGGGTAACAGTGGCTGGATCGTTGACGACGGTCACTATCGCGGCCACCGCGAGCGCAAATGACTTCTCGTGCGTAGCTGCGGTATTCGAGGGGCCGTTTGTTGTCTCTCCAGTAGATAGAAGTCCATCTAATATATCTGACGTAACTACGCCCTATGTTGCCCCTCTGACTGGCACCTTGACTCAGGCCTCTGAGCTTGTAGTGTCTTGGGCTGTTTCTAACGTCAATTCTACTTGGTCTACTTCGATTACGTTTACTGTTAGTGCGTTCCAAGCTAACTCTCATGCGATGCTCTCTCATCAGAGAGTAACAGCAACAACTACTGTGAGTTCTCAGTTTACTGGAACCACTCCTACCAATGACGTGCTGGGCGTCATTACATTCAAGGCTGATCTTACTCAGACCCTGACTCCCGGAAAATATACAGACAATGATACGTACAGTGCCCCGGCCCTTTCTGGAGACTTCCCGGGTATAGCCGAAGCTGGGATGACGCCGTTATATGTCTATCGATCTAGGCCTATTGGCGAGGTTATCGATATTCCTCGGCAACAGCCAGGGGCTCCTACGGGGCTTACGCCTGGGCTGATCTCTGATGCAGACAGCTTTATTAGTCCCGCGCTAGGATCGACTATAGGGCTTACACCGGGCAAGATCTCCGATGCGGACAGCTGGTCCAGTCCAACGGCGGGCCAGGTGCTGTCGATCACGCCTAATCTTATTCCGTATACCGACGCTTGGTATAGTCCCGCGGTCGCGCTGGGCTCGTACCCATCCTATGCCGCGGCGAGCGCATTCTATCGACGACGAAGGATACCTCACTCGTCTGTTATTCAGACCTTTACAATTCCTAATGCTGGTATAGTCACGCCCCAGCGACTGGCTGATAGTGACACGTTCTTTGGGCCGACGCTCAGCACCAGCAAAAACCTACTGGCCCAGAACTCCTTCAACGATGTTGATACGTTCTTTATTATAGGTCTAAGTACTACAACAGCTGTACTGTCCTCGCTGTTCGTTGATAGTGATATCTTCTCTGCGCCTAACTTCGGTGCAGGGTTTACTACGACGCTATTCGCGGACTCGGACGTATTCTTTAGTCCGCTGATTGGGCCGCGACCGGGCCTATTCATCGATACTGACAGAGTCTTTGCTCCCAGCTTCGTCGGGGGTGTATCTGTTGCCCAGCCTTTGATAATCGATAGTGATACGTTCTTCGCTCCATTAGTCTCGACACTGAAGCAGACCGCGCCAGTATTCTTTATTGATAGTGATGTTATATTCGTTCCGGGGCTTGCCGCGACGCGGGCCCTGACACCGAGCCTACTAGTTGACGCTGATGCGTTCTCTAGTATCGCGGTTATATATAACTTCGGGACTTTCTTCTTCGGGGACGCCGATAGTTTCTATAGTCCCTCACTTGTGGGGGGAACTGTCGGAGCGACCCCGGGGCTGTTAACTGACGTTGACTGGTTTTATGGGCCATCTCTTCAGGGGATCGGTACGTCTCCAATAGTCAATACCTATGCCGCGGCCTCGGAACGGATCATCGTCAGGCGGTTTATTCCGCCTATGTCAGTTACGGTCGTTATTCGGAGTGGAAATCTGGATATTCGACCGGGAGGCCGCTATGTCGACACGGATACTATCTTTAGCGTAGGTATTGGTGGTGGTCAATTCATAGTGGTTCCGGCTGTCTATGCCGAGAGTGATACCCACTACAGCCCGACGGTAGTTGGCGGTGAGCTGAAGCGTATCTATCACGAGTCCGACAGTTCGCCCCTGATCAAGAACCGACGCTATGTACCTCCGCCGATGTCGGTCACTGTGGTTATCCGCGGGCCAGCCCAAGGGCAACTAGTAGTTCCCACTTTCTTCTCTGATAGTGATACCTTCTTTAATCCGACGCTGGCCGTAGGCGCAGTCAATATCACGCCCACGCTGTTTATTGATAGTGACTCGCCGAGGATGGCGTTGGTCACTGGTGGCGGCGCACAGCCCACAATGGCTGGCAGGATTAATGACGCGGATAACTTCTTTGTGCCCGCGCTCGCCGCCGGGACAGTCAATGTCATTCCGCTGACGTTCACTGATACGGACGTGTTCTTTGATCCGATTACAGGGCTGTTTGTCGGCCCGTCGAAGTTCACCGACGCGGACGCTGTATTCAACCCGGTCGTACTGGCCGTGTCCGACATCCAGCCTGTGCTGTTTGTTGATAGTGATGTATTCTTTGCGCCTGCGTTGACAGTGTCTGCGGTCAACATCAGTCCATTCCCGTTTGTGGATACTGATATTCTTAGAATGCCGAGTGTCGGCTCTAAGGTTGATCCAGTATTCTTCGCGGATACGAGTACTTTCTACTCGCCGACGGTTGTTCAGCGAAATGAACTCTTTCCGAACCTGATTTCTGACGCTGATCGGCTATTTACGCCACAGTTGGTATACGATCAGTTTATAAGCGCCTCGAAGATGACCGATGCGGACACCTTGTTCGAGCCGTTCTTCCCGCACGACCCGCGCTATACCTATCCTATTGGACACGGAATGCTGTCTGACTACTCGATCAGAAGGCCACGTCAGGGCCGCGTTATCATAGGACGACACTGATGGCCATCGCAGCATATAAAGATGACTATGTGGTCAATGATAGCGATATTGACGACGAGGGCTATTGGGAGCTGCGTCGTTGCAAGCAGTCCTATCTGGACTACATTGCCTCGAAGCACGACGAGATCCTAGAGCAGAAGAACGCTCGGGGATACCGGCATGGGGCTCAGTGGACCGCAGATCAGGTGGAGGTCTTCAACCGACGCAAACAGCCTGTGGTGACGTACAACAGGATCGGGCGTAAGATTGACTCGATCATTGGGCTGATGGAGAAGATCAAGCAGGACCCGAAGGCCTACCCAAAGACCCCGAGAGATCAGGATGAGATGGGTGCCGAGCTGGCGACGGCAGTGGTCAGGTATGTGGTGGAGAGTGATCTCCGCGAGTCGCTCTTCCCCTTCGCTACCGAGAACGCTGCTGTGGATGGTATTGGCGGCGTCGAGATGATGCTCGTCAAAGGGGACAAGGACGACAAGGATATCGGGTTCGCCCTCGTCAAAACGGACAGTTTCTTCTATGATGTGCGCTCCTACGATCATGACTTCGCCGATGCAAGGTTCATGGGTCAGGGCAAGTGGCTCGACATTGAGGATGCTGTGTTGCTCGCGCCCGACGAGGAGACCGCGAAGGAGATGCGGGTTCTGATGGAGGGCGACGGCGCGGACCTGACCTCGAACCCGGAACGGGAGAGGCGCTGGTTTGACGTGGACTCTCGGCATAAGCGCCTGCGGGTAGTGGATATCTGGTACAAGAGTGGAAAAGGGTGGAAGTGGTGCCTGTTCACGGGCTCGATGAAGATCGACGAGGGCAAGGGCTACTTCTACAATGAGAAGGGAGATATGATATGCAAGTATATCATGTTCTCCAGCTTCGTGGATCATGACGGTGATCGCTATGGCTTCGTCCGTAATCTACGTTCATCCCAGGATGAGATCAACCAGCGCCGCTCGAAAGGCCTACATGAGCTGGTTTCGCGCCGGATCAAGGCGGAAGATGGAGCATTTGCTGATATTGAAGTTACTCGGCGGGAGGCCATTCGACCGGACGGTGTGGTTATCTACAACAAGGGCTTCGAGATGGAGTTCGATGATGCAGCGCGCATCACTAACATCGAAGGCCAAATCAAGTTCCTAGAGGATGCGAAGAACGAGATAGAGAACTTCGGCCCCAGCCCGGCCCTAATAGGTCAGGGCCTCGAGTACAAGTCCGGACGCGCGATCAACCTGCTCCAACAAGCAGGTATCGCCGAGCTGGGGCCGTTCGTTATAGGCATAAAGAACTGGAAACTGCGTCTTTATCGGGCTATTTGGAACGCTGTGCAGCGATATTGGACCGCTGAGCGCTATATTCGGGTTACAGACGACGCGGGACTCGCGCAGTTGGTGCAAGTCAACGGTGTAGGGGTGGATGAATACGGGCTTCCGCGGCTCGTGAACTCGATTGGGACGCTAGATGTCAACTTCTCCCTGGATGAGGGCCCAGATGAGGTCAACATGATGGGAGATGCTTATGACACGCTGGTCGCCCTCACCGCTCAAGGGGCTAATATACCTCCACAGATCCTACTTGAGCTTGCTCCGCTACAAGGTCAGCTCAAGCGGAAGCTTTTGGCTCTTCTGGAGCAGAAAGATCCTGTGGCTGAGCAGGCTAAGGCCATTACGATCGCTGGTGAGGCGGCTAAGGTCGATGAAACGAAGTCCAAGACCGCCCTCAACATAGCCAAGGCTCAGGAGGCCGCCCAGAGCAACGATCCCCGTGAAAAACAGCAAGAATTGGCTATGAAACAGCAAGAGCACGGGATGAAGATGCAGGAAAGCGTCATGAAGGTCCAATCCGCACAGAAACTGGCGCAGATCAAGGCCTCGACCGAGTTCAGCAAGCTTCAGTCTACCCAGCAGATGGGACAGCAGGACATTCAGCTGAACGCTATGAAGGGTCAACAGGATCTGCGGCACAATGAACTGAAGGGTCAACAGGCCCTGGTCCAGGGCGAGCAGAAGCACCAGATGATGCTGAAGCAGGCCGCCCAGAAGCCCAAACCCGCTGGAGGTACCAGTGGCAGATGATCTCGGACGAAGACGCTTCGCGGAAGAGCTTCAGGACCCTCAGGTCCGGGACAAGCTCCTGGCCTATACCAAGGCCGAGGTCGGTGGGCAAGGGCCACAGGCATGGCAGGCCTTCATCGAGACCACGCTCAATCGGGCTGTGGCTCGGCGAAAGTCGCTGGCCGATGTGTTGTCTGGGGAGTACTTCCCGGGGGTGACTCATCAGCGTGCCGCGCGCGGGGTAGATCAAAACACTCGGACCGCGTATGATCCAGTGGTACAAAGCGTCCTTGGAGGCTCGAACATAACCAACTACGCTACAGGCAATGCCTCGGGCACGGTAGGCTTCGCTGGTGGTCCCCAGACCTACGCTGCCGGAGGTGAACGCTTTGGCATCGAGGGACCTGACAAGGGCTGGTGGACACGGATCGGTGCTCCAGGTCCGGGAGCTGTTGGGAGTGTGCCCTATACATCGGCACAGCCCCAAACGCTCGCAGGGCTTCAGTCCCAGATGGTCCCGCCCCCGGCAAAGCCAGGGTTCACGTATAAGGACTTCTTCGAGAACGGGATACTAGGAGGATAACATGACTGGATTTATAGGGACACTGGTGGGCATCATAGTTGTCCTAATCATAATGGGGGTGATCTGGTGGGCTGTTCAGCAGCTGCTGCCGTTGATCCCGCTGCCAGAGCCGTTCAGACGGATCATTAACATACTTATGATGGTGATCCTGATACTGGTTGTTGTCTGGGTGATATTGGTGCTGTTGGGAGCTGCGGGCATTCATGTCCCTGGGCCCTTTCGGTTCGGCTGAGAGGATTGATCCCGCCCCGGCCACGCTACAGCCGGTTCCAGATATCTGTGTAGGGTGCTGACATGCCACTGATCAAAGGGAAAGACCCAAAAATTATCTCGCAGAACATACGTACCGAGATAAGCGCGGGAAAGCCACAGAAACAGGCGGTTGCCATTGCGCTGAATACAGCTGGCAAGGCAAAGCCCGCAGTCGCGGGGCCAGTCCGCCGCGGAGGAATTGATCACTTGAAAGTGGGGGATTATCGGAGACGATGAGACCCTTTACACCCGATGACAACTGGTGGCGACGGTTACTCTGTCGAGTGATAGTCGCATATAGTCTGTGGAAACGCAAATGTCGGACAGTGACTTCAGCCGGTTCATCCGGCACCTGATGCGGAGAATGCGTCGCAGGAAGCTGCATCGTGGGATGCGCTATGCGCTCCGAGACACTTTGATGGAATTGCGTCTGCACCACGAAACGGTGCCTCGCCGCCGGGGGCGATAGCCCCGGATACGTAAACGCTACGAAACAGCGGAAGGATGGAAGATGGCAGACGACGATAAGAGCCCCGAGCAGCTCCAGCAAGAGATGTTCGATCTAGCACAAGTGACTCCCCCAGCGGAGCCTCCGGCAGAGCCGGAACCTGCCCCGCCCCCAGCACCGGAGCCTCCACCTCCGGCCGCTGTGGAACCTCCCGAGCCGGGCGTTCCGACTTGGCGGTTGAGGGAGGAGGCCGAAGGTCGAAGAGCGGCTGAAGATCGAGCGAGGGCGCTGGAAGCGCGCCTGAACGAGATCGCGACGCATTTGCGTCAAGCGGAAAAGAAGCCGGACTTCTTCGAAAACCCTGACAAGGCCACGGAAGAAATCATCCAGCGGTATCTACGGCCTGTTGTTGAACAGCAGAACGCTACTACGATGTACAACAGCAAGCTAATCGCTGAGACCCGGCACGGGCAGGATAAGGTCGCGGAGGCTGAACAGGCATTCCTTGATGCCAGGGCTCAGCAAACCCTCGACGTGGCCGACTACGAGCGTGTGGTGCAGTCACCGAACCGCTACGACGCGGTCGTGCAGTGGCACAGGAAGCAGGCTACGCTTGCTGCCGTTGGTGACGATCCTAATGCTTGGTTTGAGAAGAAGCTGGCTGAGAAGATGGCCGATCCCACCTTCCAGGCCAGTATGCTAGATAAGGTTCGTGGAAGCGCTGCCAGTCGACCGTCTGAGACACGACTTCCCCCGTCGCTCTCAAAGACCACCGCCTCCGCCGGAAACACGGAGAAGATGGGCGATATGAGCCACGATAGCTTGTTTCGATATGCCATGAGTAATGGCAAAGAGAGATGAGCGCATGAGCCATACCGGAACAAAATGTTTTGATATGGCTCGAGTCAGGAAAGGGTTACAGCCATGGCTGTGACAACCATTCAAGACAATAACAAACTCGTTCGGTATACAGAGGAAATCAACCGAGAGTTTGTTAGAGGTAATCAGTTCTCGCCCTACATGAGTGAGGGCCTGAACGCGGTTATTCGTATCCGCAGCGAGCTGAAGGCAGGCGGCGAGGATATGAACATCCCGCTCGTCTCGCGCCTTCAGGGAGCTGGCGTGGCGACACAGACGCTGGTCGGAAACGAAGAGAAGATCGACAACTACGGTATGCGAGTCAGGATCGAATGGGCTCGTAACGCTGTGGTGACTACGAAGTCTGAGTCTCATAAGGACTCAGCCGACGTATTTGGGGTGGCGAAGCCGCTCTTGAGCGACTGGGGTAAGGAACTTCAGCGGGACGAGATCATTGCCGCGCTGATGGCCCTGCCGACCGAGACCCTTCCGCCGTCAAGCGGCGGCACGAGGGTCAATGGTATCCAGTTCGATCAGGCTTCGACGGCTCAGAAGGACGCGTGGCGCGCTGCCAATTCGGATCGTATCCTATTTGGTAACGCAGTGTCCAACAACGCGACGGACTTTGCTACGTCTCTTGGTCAGTGCGACACGACCAACGACAAGTTCACTGCCACGAACCTGTCACTGATGAAGCGGCTCGCAATGAATGCTGATCCCCATATCCGTCCCTATCGGACTGATGATGGGTATGAGTACTACATCGCGTGCGCAGGCACTAACGCGTTCCGCGACCTGAAGATCTCCCTGGAGACCATCAACAAGGACGCAAGGCCCCGCGAACAGTCAGGGCCATATGGCGCTACCAAGAACCCTATCTTCCAAGATGGCGATCAGATCTATGACGGAGTGATTGTCAGGTGTGTTCCTGAGATCAGCCGCTTCGTGGGCACGACTGCCAACCCTGGTCCCTGGGGTCCGGCAGGCACTGGCAACCTCCTGCTTGGAGGTCAGGGTGGCACTACGCGGGTCGAGCCTGTGTTCATGCT